TGATGTGTACGAATTAAGAGGTGCATACACACCTGCAGATCCAGATTTTGATTTAACACAATTTGGATTATTTGTAAACAATGATAATATTTTTATGACTTTCCACATGAATACATGTGCAAGTTTACTTGGCAGACGTTTAATGGCAGGTGATGTTATTGAATTACCGCATTTAAGAGATGATTTATTATTAGGTGGCGGTGATGCAGTAAATAGATTCTTTGTAGTAAGTGATTCAGGCAGACCAGCAGAAGGATATGATCCAAGATGGTGGCCTCACTTGTGGAGAGTTAAATTAACAAACATCACTGATAGTCCAGAATACAGAGATATATTAGGCACAGGCGATACTGCTACTGACCTTAGAAACACATTAAGTACTTACAGTACTGAACTTGCTGTTTCTGATAAAGTAATGGAACTGGCAAATGCTGACGTAAAATATGATACCGGTTACTTTGAAGGTGGTCATTTATACATAGATGAAAACAGTCAAGACAAACCAGGTGTTCATTTTACTGGCGATGGTGTTCCGCCTAACGGTATAAGTATTGTTGGCAGTGGAAATAGTTTCCCTGCTAGTGCAAGTAATGGAGATTATTTCTTGAGAACAGATTTTGAACCAAATAGATTGTTTAAGAAAAATGGATCTAGATGGAGTAAAGTAAGTGATGATACCACAAGAAAATGGTCAGCCGCAAACAAACTGCTTACAACATTTGTTAATAACAGTAATATTACCACAAACAGTGATGGTACTACTCAAGCAGAAAAAACTAATTTAAGTAAAGCAGTTAAACCTAAGGCAGATTAATATGAGTCAAAATTTAGATTATTGGTATGATGCACAAATTAGAAGATACTTGACACAGTTCATGCGTATTTTTAGTGGCTTTAAAGTCAGCGAAGGAGTACGTGATGGTTCTACTTATTATAACAGAGTGCCAGTAAGATATGCTGACATGCAAAGAATGGTGGCTCACATACTTAAGAAAGGTAGTGAGAACATGGTAAACAGCACACCTTTCATTGCTTGTAGTATTAACAGTTTACTAATTGCTAGAGATAGGGTACATGAACCTATGCTAGTAGATAAACTACAAATTGCAGAAAGACAATTTGATTCTACTGCAAATGCATATTCAACAAGTGCTAATGCAAGTACCAGACCTGGTAACTTATACAGCACAGATAGATATATGCCTGTTCCTTATAACTTAACTATGCAAGTAGATATATGGAGCGGAAACACAGACCAAAAATTACAACTATTAGAACAAATTTTAATTTTGTTTAATCCAAGTATTCAGTTACAACAAAACACAAACCCATTAGATTGGACTAGTGTATTTGAAGTTGAACTTACTGACATGCAATGGAGTAATAGAAGTGTTCCTGCAGGTGTTGACGAAACAATTGATGTTTCAACTTTGACATTTACTTTGCCTATTTGGTTAAGTCCTCCAGCAAAAGTTAAAAGACAAAAAATTATTAATACTATTGTAAACAACATTTATGACACAAGTAGTATCAGTAATTTAGGATATGATGAAGATATCTATGACTTCTTTAGAACATTAGATGATGACTTTGAGTTACATACTATTGTGCCTAACAATTACGAAGTTAAAATTGAAGGCACTGATGCTGTACTTTACAAAGACGGTTCTACATTAGCAAATTGGAATGACTTATTAGAAATACTTGCACCGCAAGGCAGTCAAGGTAGTTTAGCAAATGCTAGTGTTCAAATAGATGATATTCCATTAACAACAGGAAGTACATTACAACTAAACATATCAAATGATGTTGATGCATCAACAAATTTAATATCAGGTTTTGTAACTAGAAACAGTTTAGAATCTTCTAAACTGGTATTTACATTAGACGCAGACACATTACCTAGCACTACATTAACAGACGTAACAAGAATTGTTGATGCAAGTGTAAATTATCCAGGTGATGGTGTTTTAGATGCGGCGGCAGTAGGACAAAGATATTTGCTAACAGGTGAAATTCAAGGTAACCAATGGGGAATAAATGCTGACGTAAATGACATAATTGAATATAGTGGTAGTGCTTGGAGCATAGTATTTGATGCCAGTAATATTTCAACAGTTCAATATGTTAAGAACTTATACACAAACAAACAGTACAAATGGGAAAATAATTTATGGACAAGCACTTACGAAGGTCAGTACAATCCAGGGTTCTGGAGACTGAACATATAAGTATTATTGACAAATTAAATCCTTTAACCAATCTCAAAAAACATAAAGGAGTTACAGGTGCCGGTGTTTTATTCTTAGCACTAGACACAGGTCGTTGCCTATTCCAATTAAGAAACAGTGATAAACGTCATAAAAACACTTGGGGGTTTTGGGGCGGAATGATAGAAGGTAACGAAACACCTTATGAATGCATTCAACGTGAATTAGATGAAGAAATAGGTTTTGTTCCAGAACTTAAAAAATTAAATCCAATAGACACATATCAAAGTAAAGACAAAAACTTTATGTATTACAGTTTTGTGTATGTAATAGATAAAGAATTTATTCCAACACTCAACGGAGAAACTTGTGGTTATGCTTGGGTAGACATTGGCAAGTGGCCCAAACCATTGCATGACGGAGCAAGAAGCACATTAGGAAGAAATAAAGGTGCAGGTAAACTGCACACTATTTTACAAATCAATTCTAAATAAATAGTAGCATGTCAAAAGATATTATAAATTTTGATGCTATTCGTTTGACTACTGAACTAAACAAGTATCAGCGACATAAAGAAATACCTAATAGTTTTTTAGATGGTACATTCACAATACTAGATGTAAAAGAAATTTTACCCACTTTAAGTAGAAAACACAAGTTAATTGCTAATAAACTAATTAAACAATATGACGTAGATATTAAGCAAAGTAAAGACGGCTTAATTAAAGTTTTCTTAAACGAATACAGAGCATTTTTAAACAACCAACATACTAGGAATGAACGTTGGGTGTTTCCTAATGTCATGAAAAAATATCGTTACAATATAAATCCTGTAAGAGCATTAACATATGACGTCAGAGAAATGGCATACTCATTTAATCCAGACAATGACCATCACATTTGGTTACAACAACTTGTCACAGATCCAAATTTTTATCATAGAATAATTCAAGACATTATTAAAGATAGAAAAAAAGTTGACAAAATTATCAATTACTATGTGCCTTTGTTTAATACTGCAAACGTAAATTTTGAAGAGCCTTTAGAAATGAAACATCTAAGAACTTTAAGAACAGACTTATTGGAGTATGCAAACTTGTTTACAGAGTTTAGAAAATACTACCCAGAGTAATCGTTATAAACAAATAACTTGTTTCAAACTTTTTTGCATATAAATATTTGCATGACACAACCAAAACATGTTAAAGAATTTTACGACAATATAACATATCCTGACTATACCGAAGAAGATAAAAAACGCGGTATGAACAACAAAGACCTAGATTTTATGACTGACGGGAACAACGGCATGTACTATGCAGTTTTTCTTCCATCGTTAATGGCAATTGGTATGGGTATTCTCCCTTTTATTGTAATGTTTGTATTCTTTGAAAAGCCAGACTTTTTAAAACCTTAATTACTTGTAAAGTAATCTTTTAGCAGATTCACCATTTATAAGTGGCGCATATATTTTAACTGGTTCCTCTTTACCTTTTACATTCACACTACCTAATTTTTCATAAACAATACCTTTAGGATCTTTGAAACTTTTTAATGTAAACTCGCTAAACAATATAGGAGTGTCTTGTTTTCTAGTTTCTGCTTCTAATCTTGCTCCTAAGTTTACTGCATCTCCAATTACACTATAATCTAATCTACTTTCGCTACCCATGTTCCCTACAATACATGTTCCTGTGTTTATACCTGTGCCAAATTTTACTCTTGGAAGTCCTAATTTTTCCATTTCTTTTTCTAATTCATCACCTAATAATTCAATTTCTATTGCACTTTTAAGAGCCATGTCAGCATGATTATCGCAAGGTATTGGTGCATTCCAAAAAGCCATTATACAGTCGCCCATATACTTGTCTATCGTTCCACCGTTGGCGAGTATAATTTTTGTCATTCTATCTAAGAAATTATTAATCAAATCCACAAGTCCTTCTGGGTCATCTTCTTTCATATACTTTTCTGATATAGGAGTAAAGCCTACAATGTCTGCAAATAAGAAACTCATCTCTCTTCTTTCGCCACCTAACTTCATTAAACTTGGATCTTTTACCAGCATGTCAACATAATCTGGTGAAATATACTTGCTGAATTGTCCTTTTATTTGCTGTCTTAGTCTATATTGCTTGTAAAAATTGTTAAAAGCACTATGAGTAAACACTAAAAATCCACTGATAACTGGAAAAGTTGCGTCAATTAACATCAATTTATTGGTGTAAAACCACACACTTGCATAGGCTTCTGTACCC